TTTTCTTTTCTATAAGGGGTTTTGGTTAATTTTGTGTCTACTGCCACGTTAATCCTCCTGCATTGTATTTATATGAATTAACCGTGCAGTTAATACACCGCACGGTTATTTTTCGGGAGGGAAAATGTTATTTCTTGTCTTTTTTATCTTTTTTTGACTTCTTATATGCTTCTTTGATATCTTCAACTTTATGTTCTTTTAAGCCTACTTTGAAATCTTCTGCATCTAAGTATTTTTTCAAACTTAAATTAACTGATTGTGCAAAATTCTCATATGGTTCACCATGACTAGTTTCTTTGTCTTCTGATGCACCTACTTCTGGTGTGTTTGCCCACTCGTCAACTCTTTGTTTGATCTCAGCTTCAGTTAAACCTGAATTTTTAAGAAGTGTAATTAGTTGTGTTGTATCCATGGTTGGAGCCTCTTCAATTGTTTCTTCTTCTTTTTCTACTTTATCTTCTTCATTCATGCCTTTTGGCATATCTTTAAATCTGTTTGGTTTGTAGTTTGCGAAAGCTTCTGATTTGATACTATCATTCATCATACCTTCCATACTAGCTAAACCGTCTTCTTGCATACCTTGTTCTGTAAAGCCTACTTCAAAACCAACTAGTTCAGAAATTGCTTTTTCAAAACCTGAGTCTGTGTAGATGTCCCAAGGTCCATCATGTTCAACGGTTACTGATCTATAACTATCGTCTTCTTCGTCGTTCATATATCCGCCATCTTCATATGGATTCATAATAGTAATTGAATCTACTTTAACTTGTTTTGGGTTTTCACCTTCTTTATCCCAGATACTATCTCCTGCTAATGGAATTAATTTATTAACTGGAATAGATTTATTTGCTTCTTGTACTGGTGCTTCTTCTGCTGGAGTTTCTTCTGCTGGAACTTCTTCTACTGGAACTTCTTCTACTGGAGTTTCTTCTTCAATTGAAGACATTCCTGAAAGCTCTCTTAATCTGTTTGCTTCTTTAACCCAGTTGTCTTGACTTGCGTCATGTGCATCATTTGGGCAATCGCAACCTGGTTTAGGGTTGTCTATAATACAACCACAGTCTTCGCATTTACCAGTTGCTTCTTCAATTTCTTCTACTGATTCATCTTTTTTAGCTTCTTTTTCTTCTTTGTCTTTAATAGCTTTTTGTAATGCTGGTGGTAATGTTTTTTGTTTATCAGTAATTTCTTCTAAATCATCTTCTTCTAAATCATCAATAAATTCTTCTTTTTTAACTTTATATTTTTCACCATCTACTTCAAACTCATCTTCGCCATCTTTTTTTGCTTGTGCTAATTCGCCTGAAAATTTATTACCTTCTTCTGTTGATGGTTCAGTTGGTTCAACTGACTCTTCTGTATCATTCATTTCATGATGACGTCTAAAATCTGCTACAAAATCTTTAATTTGATCGCCGCTCATATATCTGATTAATTCATCTAATACTGGGTTATTAGCATCTGCACCTAATTCATCAATTAAATCATAAATTGGTTTTGCAAACTCACCTACGGCTTCTTTGAATTCTCTATTATCTGTTTCTTGAGTCTGGTTCTGAGCGTTCATTCCAGACAGCTTTAGTAATCTATCTAAATCACTCATTGTCCATTCTCCTTTTGGTCTTTCTTACGTAACTTTAAAAGTTCTTCAATAAATTTCGATTTATGATCTTCACCATAATGATCTTTATGGTCGACTTTTTCTTGTTCTGAATATTTTTCATCTGCTAACTTAACTTTATATTCTTCTTGCTTACCTGCTGGAATTTCTTCATCCGGTTCGTGTTCGCCTTTTACTTTAAAGCCTGTATGCGATACTCCCATCATATTACGGATATCATTTTGTATTTGCCATCCACTTGCTACTCTATCAGTTTCAAATTCATATGTAAATACTTCATATCCTTTATGATTAGGGAAATCACGTGGTGCACTTTGTAGTATTGTTTTCTTCACAGCACCAAGTCCTGTTGAGTCATACTTTGTAAGGTGCTTCTCAATACGATCACATTGTTCGTCGGTAAGTTCATGTACAGTTTTAATTTTAAACTTCCATGATTTTTTAGATTCTGTTAAATATTCTTTAAACGTCTTCATTACGTATTTCTCCTATAATACTATTTATCATTTTCAGGAAGATTTTTCATAATTTCTGCCAACATTGCAGTTCTATCGCCAATAATACGTCCTTCGGCTATTTCTTCTTCATCTAATCCTGCTTCTCTGCGTCTAGCCTGCACATATGCATCTATTTTTTCGCTATCTTTAATAAGTCTAGCTTGACGCATTTGTAATTCTATCATTTTCATCTTTTTAGTCATTTTAGCTTCTTTAGCCTGTAGTGCCGCAGTTAACATTTTACTTGCACTATCAAATATAGGAGCCGCGTGTCTGTCTTCAACATTTTTACCAAGATCAACTAAATCTTCAAATGTATCCATTGCTTTACCTGCATATTCATCCATTTCTCTATCTAGTTGTTCTAAACCTTCTACTGTTGGTAGTGCCGCATCTGCTCTTTCAACCATACTTAGGTCGCCTTTATACTTTTCAATTTCTTGTTTAATTTCGTCAGCAGTTGGTGCTTTTTCAGGTTCATCGTCAGGAAGTAATTCTTCCAAACTTGGTAAGTTTAATTCTTCCTCTAATTTTTTTGTCATTTTCGTTTCCTTTTAGAATTCTGCGGTTTATTAAAGATTTGTTTTTCAGTTATTACTCTAAAACCCATGCCTTTAGCTTTGCAGTATGCATTAGCCGCTTTCCACTTTTCGTGATTAACTACTGCCGCCGCTTTTTGTGCCTGTGTTTTTGCTTCACCTAATGTTTGACTTGCTGGTTTTATCTCTACAAACTCTGCGTGGTTTGTACCTTTTTTATCTTTATAGACAATTAGCAAGTCTGGCACATATGTACTCTGTTTACCAGTAAGTGGATTCTTATATGGAATTCTGTGTGTTTCACTACCCCAACCTAATATAGAAGGATGATTATCACACATTCGCATAACTGCAAGTTCCCATCCACTTCTGTACTTTGGAACTCTTTTACCTAAGTATTTAGCTGGGTTACTAGGTGTGTATTGTCCTTGTTGAAATTTTTTCATTTACCTAACCTTATTATCTTTTAATTGGTGCAGGTACTATATATGATACTCCATTAATGTTTCTAATTGCTTCACCTGTCTTGAGTTTACCTTTAAATCTCTTTAGGTTGTCTGGATTAGAAGTTTCATTAACATCCGGTAACTCTTTTAACTGTTTCTGATTACTAGTTACTTTACCTGTTGTTTTTAAGTCTTCAATATTTTCAGCATCATTTTTATCAACTTCATACTCTGCAAAGTCATCAACTTCTACAAATCCATCATCAGCAGTAGCCGCATTTGCAAATTCTTCTGCTTGTAATATTTCAGCTTCTGTTGTAGCTTGACCTTCACTTAAAATTTTAAAACCTTCATATGTAAATGTAAGTCTATAAATTGCTGGAGAACTATCTGAATAATCTAATGTATCAGCATCAATATTTGTAATGTATGGATTATATATTTCAATAACGTTTTCTAGATTTTTTGCATCTTTTCTAGTAATAATTATGCTTCTTATAAAGTTTCTAGATTCAGGAGTTTTAATTCCTTTTGGATTAGTTAAGAATGCACTATAATCGTCGTTGTTTAAAGGACCATCAACATAATGAGCTGTATAGTCTTTTAAAAACTTTTCTAAAACTGCGTCTTTAGTATCATATGCGGTAAGAGTTATAGGAGTATAATCAATACCAGTAAGAACAGTTTTCTTTGCGTTATATGCATTCAGTGTTTGCGACCTATAAACATAGGTTGGTATCTGCACGTTTGCAATTCTAACAAGACTCAACGGAGTTGGGCTGTCTATATAATTTAATGAAACAGTAAAAGAATATTTATTTCTTGGTACTGCGTCGATTTCACCTCTTCGCTGATCTTGACTATAGACTTTATATGCTGAGTCGCCGATTGCCATCAGTGGTTCCTATCTGTTATCTAGTAGCGCCAGATTGTGCTGAGTCGCTAGATGCAGATTTTTCACTTAATGCGTCGTTACCATCGATTGAATGAACCGCACTATCATATCTTAATTGGATAGTTACTTGGATCATTGTTGAATCTGCATAGTTTAGATCACCGTACTGAACGTTAGCAATATAACAACCTTGCAATTCCCACTTATCAAATACAGTTGGTGATGTACTACCATTTGCACCATCTAGTGTTTCTAATGTTACACCAAATTTATATGCATTACCTGAAATTGAACTGTGTTGATCTGCATGGTCAACTTGTCTATTTAATTGGTTACCAATTTTCTTAATAACATTTGATTTCATGTCATCTCTGAATACGATTGAAATTGGTTCCCAGGCGTGTTTACCTGCAAGATACATTTTTGAGTTGTAAGAATCTACTACGACTTCTTCATGTGTCATTGACGGTCTGCCTGCACTAATAACGTTCTGAGTTACTTCATCTGTTGATGTTGCACCACCAAGATCTTCAAAGGTAACTCTGAACCTATAACTTAATTTAGGCATTAAAGTTGTTCCTGCTGAAGAGTCTGTTGGTACTCCAAAATTTGTAATTACAGCCATTTTATTTCTCCTATATACTACTGTAGTATTGTTTATCTTATATTGTATTTATCAAATCAGTGTTCAAAAAGATAGGCTTCAGTAAAAGAAGCCTATTTTTAGGTAATTTGACAGGCTACTAGTTGTAACCTGCCAAATTGTGTAATAATATTATGCTAAAAATCCGTATGTAGGGAAGGACTCGTGATCCATTCCTAATCTACCCGGAGTATCGCCAAGATCAATGCCAGCGTCTAGTATGTATTGTCTAAATGCTAGTCTTGCATCTTCGTCGTCAAAATCATATCTTACCCATACTGATCCTTCATATAATTTATATGAAACATATACAGTACCTACTGATTCAGGTTTTCCTGCTACTGCATTTGTGATTGTAGTAAATGCAGGAGATGCTTTAAAAGCGTCAACTGATGCGTGAGGATTACCTGGGGCTTTTCTGATTCTAAATCTAAATTCATCGGCCATTTTAGTTCTCCTTAGTTTCTTGCACAGTCAACACCCTTACGGTCTGTTGCTGGGTGAGCATATGGTAATTTGTCTAATAACCATTCTACTGTGTTTGCACGTAAATTGTCATCGAGACTTAATGCACACGATAAGTGATATACACCATCAACAAAAGAAAATCCATAATGAACTTTTCTTGTGTTAATTGCATACCATCTACGTGCTTCTGGTTTGAAAATTTTACCGTCAACTACAAAATGAAATTCTGCAGAATTAGTATGATTTAAATGGCAAATCATTCTAAATGAATCGCCTGTTATTCCGTCTGGAGTTACTTGTCTCCACTTATCTCTATGTGGTGCAAGATAATCACCTTTGTTGTAAATTAAACAACCTAGTGATTCTGTGTGTGCTGGTAAATCCCAATTTTCTGGAATTACACTATATTCATGACCTTCTTTAGGACCATTATAATCGCCACTTACACGAGAACGTAGAATTTTTGCTGGGTCAGCATTCATAGCATCAATTTGCTCGACTGCGTTGTTAGGTACCCACGCATCTAATTCAATGATGTCACCTGCTGAACCAAAAAGGAAGTTTGTATCAAACGCCATATCAGTTGTCTTCGCTGGATTAAAAGTTAATCCTTCAGAAACTGGAGTAGCGATGATTTTGTTTTGTTCTATTTTTACCATGGTATTGTCCTTTTTAATTTTTAAAAAAAACTGTAGTCCATCTGAACTACAATGCATTGCAATTTGCATTAGTATTTATCAGAAAGTACTAAAAGAAAAAGGCTACTATTAAAAAATAGTAGCCCTTTAATTTATTATTGTAAGTGTCTTATTAGCTTAATTCGCCAGTGTTTACAATTCTAATTGGAATGTAAATAAACTCTGCCGCTTTAGTTGGCTCAATAGCAACATCAATGTAAAATTCATTGGCGTCTATTCTAGCCGGCGTATTGTTTGTTGTATCACAAACTACTGCAAAGTCATATATTCCACGTTGTTGTAAAATATTAGCTAGGAAACCGTCAAATACTTGTTTAGCATTTGCTCTAGTACTAGTATCATTTGGCTCAAACAAGAACGGTCTTGAAATAACTGCAAAACGTTCTCTTAGGTAAGCTGTTAATCTAGCAACATTAACTCTGTCTAATGCTGAGGCACTCGCGTGTAATGATTTTTGTCCAAATACTACAACACCTTCTGCAGGAAATTTAGCTATTGGGTTTAATTTTTTATCATACATTGAGTCTCTTTGACCTTGAGTTACTGCTAGTGACACAAACTCATCTTCGCTATTTAAGTATCCAACATTTGATGCATTTTGTACAACACCACGTGTTAGACCAGCTGGTGCAAACCATTGAAATGATACATTGTCACTATACGCATAAGTGTATAATGCAATGTGTGATGCTGGTGCTACAACGTTATCACCTGTTACAGGATTAGTTGTGTATGCGTGTGGATAATAAACTGCTGAGTAAGTATTCTTTGTTACTAGGCCGTTTTCACCATTTGTAGTTGCGCCTGTTCCTTGAATCCAAGATACTGCTTCTGTTGGATTTAAACGGAATGGTGCATCAACAATGATAAATGCAGTTTCATCTCTATTACTGTTCAATGAAACCATTTCATCATATAGTTCAGGATAACCTGGTGCCGCAAGTAAACGGAATTGAATTGTATCTTGTTGTAGTTCACTTACACCTGCCGAAGCCTGCATAGCTGTTACTACTACTTTTCTTTGTGCAATTCTACCAAATGAACCACTGCCATCTGCTTGATTACCTGCTTTGTTTCTCCATTTCCAAGTTGTAGTTAGAGCTGAATTATATTCTCTAACTGTTCCACCTGATCTACACATATTAAGTCCAGTAATTCCTACTGGGTGTGTTAATGGATCTGGTGCACCTGCTAATAGAGTTGCTTCAAATGCGCCTGCTGTCGTATCATTTGCAGTAATATCTCCAAATACTACGCCTGCCGCAGTTGATTGATCTGCTTTATCTTTTGCTACCCAAGCAGTACCATTGTGTCTGTAAATTACAGGATACCCTGAAGCATCTGTATCTATCCAATAGTCACCTGCTGATAAAGAACCGCCTGAACCATCTGTTGTTGGTGCAGTTGTAACGTATTGTACGTCTGATGCTCTTTGCCATTTTTGTGTTCCTGAATCGCTTACTACTTCGTAAACTGCTAATTCATTTACATCTGGGTCAAACCATAGTGTACCATTTACTGGTGCACCTACTGGTTCTGTTGTTTTAACTTCCATTACATAACCGCCAGTTGCTACTGATGGATCTGTTGCAACCTGATCAAAACCATTTCCAATACTATCATATCTGTTTAAGATTAATGATGCATCAGTTGAAGAAATATCCATCCAGATATCTCCATCAATTAATGTTCTTGCAGTTGCTGAAGTACCGTCTGCAAATACATCCGAAGTTGTACCTGCCGGTGCTGTGTCTTGTACATAAACTACACTTTGTTTAACAAAGTTACCTGCTGATGTTGTAAATAATTGAACGTCTAAGTCCAATCCACCACCTGGTTTTGTAGTTTTAATCCAAACGTCACCATCTGATGGTGAACTTGGTGCTGAATAGTGTGGTGCCATTGTTGGGCCAAAGTTATCAACCCATGCTCCGCCACTAGCCGCAAAATATTTTATTGTTGTTCCAGCTGAACCATTTTCTAATACAACGTGATATCCACCTGTTACTACTGACGCAGTAGGTGCACCACTTGATGTAATTTCAACTGTTGGAGTTTGTTCTTCCCAAGCAGTATTTGCAGTACTATACTTCCAAATACCAAATGATGAAGTTGAAGGTTTAATCCAGTATGTTAAATTTGCTGGATCTCCTGTTGGCTCTGATGAAGCCGGTCTTAATTCATTTAAATCAACATCTGCACGTGAGATGTATGCCGCTGAGGCTTGACCTAAGAATGAGTATGCCGCTAATAAACCATATTCGTTAGTTTCATCACCTTGTTGTACTGTTCCACTTACCTTACGGAAGTCAACATTACCAAAGTATTGAGTTAATTCTCTCTGTGATGTAACTAATATTGGCTTGTTTGCATTAGCAGACTTTGTATATTTCGCTATGCCGTCTGACTCAGTAAGGGTTGGATCAACCTTGTCCTGACCAGTGGCAATAAACAACATTGGAACCGTACCAGCGCCTGCTGGGCCGTATACTGATTCGTCTGTTACTGTTACCTGTACGCCAGGTGAAACAAGATTTGCCATGATATGCTCCTTTTTAAAATATTAGATTATTCTAATTGTTTAGTAATCTCTTATATGTAGTATTTATTTAAAATCGTGTAAAAACCCCGGTTACAGAGTTAAATTATGTTTTAATTGTGCTTAATAGACGATCAAAACTACGACAAATTAGATCTTCAAACCCTTCTCCCCAATGACCGTGAACGATCATGTGTATTCTATTTTTATCACTATTGTTAATGACTGAATGATGCCTACCTACGTCTATTCCTCTTACATCTCCGGGTTTCCACGGAACTAGTCCTGCGTCTTGCATGGCAAACTCTACACCGTCTGGGTTTGTTATTGCTATATTGAATGCGGCTAATTTTCTTTGTTTAAAATCTACGTGTGGTTTTATATAACCATTTGGTTCTAACAACATAAATCTACATCTGTGTAACTTCTCAAATGGCCATTTCTTTAACCACTCTACAGTTACAGGACATTGATCAGCTATATCGGTCCAATCAAATGGTGGACTGTCTTCTTTTGTAAATACTCCTTGTTCTATATAAGCATCTGGTGAATCAGTATATTGAGAACCTTGTCCATGTACTGCAATACTTGCCCAACCAGGATGTATATCTCCTCTATGTTTAATATATCTATCTAATAATGCTTCAGCTTCTTTAGCTACTTCTTTATGTGGAAATTCTATATCAAGTAATAATGTAGGACAATTTGATTCAGTCATAATCCATTTACAATAGTCACGTTTTACTCGTGGATGTTCTTGCCATCCAACAAAATAATCTGGTACTGGTTTTAAAAATTGATAATGTTGATACTGTTTACAATCGTTAATAAAGTCTTTAACTTTAGTTAAGTTGTCCATACTATAAATCCTTCTTTATAGTATTTATTCTATAATTTTACTGATTGTCTGTGTTTTAAATGATTCTAATGTTGAGTTATTATCTAATTGTAAATCGAAATCCCAACCTGCCCAGCTCCATTCACTTTTGTGTACATCTGGATAATTTGATTTCATACTATCTACCATATTTGATTTCTTTTTGTAGTTAGCATGATTTAGCTCTGAAGCATTGTGCCACCATTCTGGTTTTTCTTCTCTCCATACTACTACAGTTCGGCCACCCATGTTTTGAATTGCATCAAGTTCATTAAAAAATCTACAATCACTTATAACTACATTTTTTTCTGTCTGTTGTACTTGTCTTTCACAAGCCGCTACCCATATGTCTGGATGAAAATGTGTTCTTAATACATCTGTACCAACATACTGAAGTGCATAACGTGGTGTAAAGTTAGGTATATCTAAACGTTTACTCCACCATTCATCTGTTTGTTCTCTAAATGCTCTACTTTCAGTGGTGTTGCCTTCTAGAAGTATTCTATCCCAACCAAATATATTAGCACAGGCATCTTTTAATACTCCAGCAAAACTTACTCTTTGAAATCCTTCTTCAATTAGGAATCCTGCGGCTGTATCTTTTCCATGACCAATAAGGCCACATATACCTATTACTTTTTTCATACTATTATTATAATGAGTTTTGGGTTAATTGTCAATCACAAAGTTTTTATTTTTTAGTTTTTCTACTACGTTTTCAAACTTTTCTCCTAAGACTTTAATTCTTAGGTATATTCTCTCTCTAGATATCTTTGGAACACCATGTACAATCATTCCGTTGAAAAGGGTAGGGTGTTTATTACTATAGTAATGGTTGTATTCTATGTCTTCGTCAGTCCAACCTCTTTTTTCATAGTTTACATTACGTTCTGGTTCTTGACCTTCTCTACTATAAAAACTAATTGGCTCACCTGCATCTTCTGGCTCAATAGGAAACATTATACCACACCACATATAATGATCAGTATGTGGATGAAATGAGTATCCTGGATCATAATGTAGTAAATCAATATCACGTGGAGCAATGGGTTGTGCAAAATTAAACATATCCACATATTTTTTCACTACAGGATATTCTAGTAAATCTTTACCTTCAGTTTTTTGAACTGCAATAGCATTCATACCATCACGTCCTTTAAATTCTCTTTTTTCTGGAGATAGATATTGCATATAATCACCAAATTGCATTATGTTATGTCTATGTTGATTTACAAATTCTAATAACTCATTACGGTCATACGTAATCTCATCTATAGTACAGTGGTATTTGCCTAATTGCATTTGATTATCCTATTACAAAACCTAAACCTGTACTACCATCGTTGTATAATGTTAGTTCAGTTTCAAGTTTATCAATCTCAGCCTGTGCATCAGCTCTTAATTGATCTGCGTTCATTGTAGTTCCACCTTGTGGACCTGCTATTTGAGTAAACTTACCTCTTGCTTCTGATAAAATCATCTTAGCATGAGCAAAGGCATAGTCTTTTAGCCAAGGACTTGCATAAGTGTCTTCTAATAAACTTTCAGTTGGTCTGTAATTGTAACAATGCAGAACTGCATTGTCATCTGCTTTAATTTTTCTATGTAGGATTAACTTTTTATCTTGAGGTCTCCAAGTAAACAATAATTCTGCACCAAAAAGTCTACCCATTGTTTCTCTATTTTGTTGTAAAAAATCAAAACTTGATAATCCACCATTACGTGTACTACCTAATAGGTATGTATTTAGATACGCCGCTTGGAAAGGCTCAATATCGTTACCAGTACCACTGCTTACGCCTGTTGTACGTCTGTAAATGTCTTTAACTTCCATTACTTCTTCTGGTAATGTGTATTCTGCTTGACCTTCAATCATTTCAAGAATCATTAGACTCTCTTCAACTGCATTTTCTGCACGTTGACGGTATTTTTGTAATGACTTGTTTATTGCTAGTTCATAATGTTCCGGATCTAGCTCAACATCAATCATTCCTCCACCCATACGAAGTTCTATTTCTTTTTGAAGTTTGTTAAATGCATTCGCCATATGTTAGTTTCTCCTACTACGTATTGTATTTATCAGATTTTACTTATCGTAGCAGGCTAATAGGATGGTCTCGTTGTTAATTCTACCGTTTAGTTTGGTTTGAGTTGTTTTGAGAGTCTCAAATTGCTTCTCAAACTTATGTCTAGTAGCTTTTTTGATTTCTGGTAAGAATTCACTTGGTTTTCGTAGTGTCATTTGTATACTTTTGGTCTCATCATAACCTGTTATTGTAGTTCCTTTAACACTTAACCCTGTACCAGGTCTTCTAGCATTAAGTGGGTCTACATTTTTAGCATAATAAGCTCCTAGCTTACGATTCTTTGTATTAAACACTACTAAGATACGTGTATAAGGTATATTACTAGGTTCTACACTAGCCAAACCATGTGTTGTATCGCTTTGTTTAAATTTAAGTTTTTTAACAATGTCTTCTGGACTTTTTAATCTAACTTTACGTGTTTTACGATTAGCTTTTCCTTCAGCTTCTAGTATATCACAAGCATCAACGATTTTTCTAAAACATTGTAGAGCTAATTTTTTTTGTTTACTATCTAAATGGTCATATCCTTCTTGTAACTGTTCTGCAATGTCTTTTTCTTTTTCATCCATTTTATCAAGTTGAGCTTTTGTAGGAGGACTATTTAAATCTTCCATTTCTTGCAACCCAGGAGTATAGTAATTTCTTATAATTCTAGCATGAGCTGTTTTTACACCCAGTCTACGAAACAGTTTAGCTGGATCAAAATCGTCTAATGCTTTTTTATCATAATTAGTATACCAACTATCTAAAAATTCTTCAATAGGCAATGTCATTTCTAAAGAAGCATGATGAAGACGGTCTTGTATACTAGGCTGTTTCTTTATAGCCAGTTTACGTTCTTCTTCAGCTTTCTGTTTTTCTGCTTCTTCTACTTTTTCTTCTCCATCTATCATTGCTTTTTTAATTTGTTTATGTAAAAAATCAGATGTGGGTTGCATTTTACCCATTGTACCTGGTAAACTATCCCAATACTGATCTTCTTTTTCATTATAATCCGGTTTACCTAATGTCAACTGTCTACAATTATAACCTACTACTGCTGATAGGTGAACTGCACCTGCTTTAGCTTTACGAATATGTTGCTTATCATATCCATTAGCCAACATCCAAGGCCAAATGTGTTCTTGTAGTTCACTAGTTTTATAATGTTCATAATACCAGCTATTAGCTGAACTAGATGCTCGATGAAATTGTTCACCAGACCATTCTTCCCAACCATCCCATTTAGGTTCTTGTAGTTTAGATTTAGGTGTGCGATATACTGAAGCTCTTGGCTTCTTTCTTTTCGCGGACTTTAATAGTCCCATCAGAAATCTCCTTTAGTTATTTTTTGTATATATCATCTTTGGCAGAAAAATGGTTGTTTACGTCTAAATCTTGCAATTCTCGGTCAATCATGGATGATACATGACCAGCAAGTGTGGACCATTTAGTTACTAAGATGTTTGCGAATTCTTGTTTGCTTTCGTGATCTAAACGAGCAATAGCTTCAACTACTTCTTCAGGTTGGAGTTTCA